GAAGAATTTAAAGTATGGCCGAGTTATCCTAAAGGTAAACCAGATGAACTTATAGGAATAGATTTACACTTGGAGGAATTTGAAAACATCTAGGATGCTTGACTATGTTAATTTTTTATAGTATAATACTGACAACTTTGATATATGTAGTACCTATATCATTATTAATTATGTGGAACAATGAAGACCCTAAACCTTAAAGAAAAGTGATGGATTTATATACGATGGATTTAAAAGATTTTGCTAATGAAGATGGTCTACCTATTATGGATTCTATTCAGTTTAAAAGATGGACTGAAAAATTAGGTAAGGAAAGATTTAGAGAAGTACTATCAGAATATATTGCTACTTACAGACCAAAGTTTCCTTTAAATAATATTTCATATCAGGAAATGAAAGACAATATTATACAATTAAGTAATTTTGATACAAGTAAAATATGTACACCTAAAGACCAATCAGATAAAATTGTAGGTGAAAAATATGATGACTATGAACATCCATATTCAAAATATGGTTTAGGTATTATAGACGCACCTGCTTATTATAATAAGTGCAGTAATTATTTTCATCAACATTTAAGATTAAATTGTTCAAGTTATAGTTTTAGAGCACCAATTGATGTTTGGACAAAAGGTAGTGCAAAAGATATATGGAAAATTTTAGGTGCATTATGGAGAGGTGTAAATAGTAGTAAAGATTTATCAGGTAAAAGTTATAGAGAAGCAATAAGATTAGGTACATATATTGCAACACAATTTAAACCACTTGTTGCTAAAACAATATATGATATGACAAAAGCGAACACCGTATTAGATACCAGTTGTGGTTGGGGAGATAGACTTGCTGGTTTCTTTTCTAGTAGTGCAACAGAATATTATGGTTGTGACCCAAACCCAAACACATATAAACAATATCATAAACAGATAGAAGAATATAGTAAAATCTTTCCTAACAAAAAAGTTAAGATATGGAATTGTGGTGCAGAAGATTTACCTTATAATGAACTACCAGATATAGATTGTGCATTTACAAGTCCACCTTATTTCAGTACAGAAGAATATAACAAAGGTGGAGAGAAAGAAGAAAATCAATCTTGGTTTAAGTTTAATGAATATGAAAGATGGAGAGACGATTTCTATTTACCAGTTGCAGAAAAAACATTAAGTAAAAGTAAGTTTATGTTAGTTAATATTATGGACCCTAAAGTTAAAAATGTTAGATACAGGTCAAGTGATGAATTAATAAATAAACATAGAGATAAGTTTCTAGGTCAAATCGGTATGAGAATTATGCAACGACCTAAAAGCGATAAACTTTTTAAAGATGATAGAGAAAAAGCTGACTTTATGTCCAAAACATATATAGAAAATGTATGGTGTTTCGGACCAAAAGATTATGATTTCTTTGCGTCAAGCAGAAAAGCGACATTGGAGAATTTCTTATGTTAGGAAAAGGAATGGCCATAAACAAAAAAGATTACGAAGATTTAAAACCTTATTATGATTATCAAAGAAAAGTTGCCTATAATAGAGAACAAGTTATGGATATGGCAATGAACTTTGAAGGTCGTATCTATGACCAATTTGGACCAGTATCACTACCCGAATTTAAAGTACACCTATGGGATAAAATCAGACCAGAGGAGTACGAAGACCCACCAAAAGATTGGGTACCAAAAGATGAATCGTTGAGAATAGAAGGTGAAGTATATACAAACCTATCTAATTTCAATATGTTCACCAGAAAGAAGTTGGCTGTTGACAACTAATTAATAATATGATAGTATGGAGAAAATATGACAAATGATTTTTTAAAAGACATTATAAAAGAAACTGGCAACGAATATGCCACATTAGCAAGTGAAGGAGTTGACGCTGGCGATGTATCAAGTTTTGTTGATACAGGTTGCTATTCTCTTAATGCTCTATTATCAGGAAGTATATATGGCGGAATGCCTGGTAATAAAATAACTGCTATTGCAGGTGAGGCCGCTACAGGTAAAACTTTCTTTGCATTAGGAATATGCAAACACTTTTTAGATGATAACAAAGACGCAGGAGTTATCTACTTTGAAAGTGAAAGTGCTGTATCTAAAAATATGATTGAAGATAGAGGTATTGATAGTAAAAGATTTGTAGTAGTACCAGTTTCAACCGTACAAGAATTTAGAACACAATCAATTAAAATAGTTGACAAGTATCTGGAGAGTCCAGAAGACAAAAGAAAACCTATAATGTTTGTATTAGATAGTTTGGGTATGTTATCCACAACTAAAGAAATGACAGATACAGCAGAAGGTAAAGAGACTAGAGATATGACAAGGTCTCAAATAGTGAAGTCAACCTTTAGAGTATTAACATTGAAACTAGGTAAAGCAAATATACCTATGATTATGACCAATCATACTTACGATGTAATAGGTTCAATGTTCCCACAAAAAGAAATGGGTGGCGGAAGTGGTCTTAAATACGCTGCCTCATCAATAATTTATCTTGGAAAAAGAAAAGTGAAAGACGGCACGGAAGTTGTCGGTAATATTATTCATTGTAAAAATTATAAAAGTAGATTAACAAAAGAAAATGCTATGATTGATGTAATGTTAACTTATCAAAAAGGTTTAGATAAGTATTACGGACTTGTAGCTATTGCTGAAGAAGCAGGTATATTTAAAAAAGTATCCACTAGGTATGAAATGCCAGACGGAACTAAAGTATTTGGTAAAGCAATCAATGATAATCCTGAAAAGTATTTTACAAAAGAAGTATTAGACAAGATAGATGAACAAGCAAAAAAACAATTCCTCTACGGATAAAAGATACACCTTTGCTCAAAGACCTGGAGACGATTTTAGTTGTATAAAAATCGTTGAAGGTAAATACAAAGATGTTATTTACAGATATGGTAAGGTACAATTTAGTAAGGAACCATTAGACAATGGCAAAATGCCATTGCAATTTGAATGGACTTTATTAAAGAAACCAGAAGAACTAGATTTAGATTTAGACCAACCAGGTTTTATAAATTATATTGGTGATATACTGATAGAGATTATGGAAGAAAAACTGAAAAACGGAACATTATTAGATGACAAATAGAATTGAAGACACAATATTAACAAATTTAATATTCAATGAAGAATATACTAGAAAAGTATTACCATTTTTAAAAGATGAATACTTTGGTACAAGGTCTGACAAAATTATATTTGCTTGTATAGAAGATTTTGTAAATAAATATAATAATCTTCCGACCAAAGAGACCTTGATAATAGAATTAAACAATCGCAAAGATATTAACGAGGAAGAATATAAAGCTATTAAGACAACAATTAATGGATTAACTCCGAGTGAAAATGATATACAATGGTTGTTTGACACTACGGAGCGATTCTGTAAAGATAAGGCGGTTAACAATGCAGTACTTAACGGCATTAAAATCTTGGATGGAAAAGACAAGAAAAGAACTCCAGAGGCCATTCCTTCAATTTTATCTGAAGCTCTTGCTGTGTCTTTTGATAATCATATCGGGCACGATTATATTGGGGATGCAGATGACAGATTTGATTATTACCATCGTAAAGAATTAAGATTACCATTTGACTTACAATATTTTAATAGAATAACTAAAGGTGGTGTTCCACAGAAGACTCTTAATGTTTGTCTTGCAGGAACAGGTGTAGGTAAATCTTTGTTTATGTGTCACCTTGCTTCTTCAAGTTTGCTAGAAGGTAAAAATGTTTTATACATTACTTTAGAAATGGCAGAAGAAAGAATTGCTGAAAGAATAGACGCAAACTTATTAGATGTAACCACCGATGACTTACACGCATTACCTAAACAGATGTACGATGACCGAATAGAAAGATTAAAGAAAAGAGGTCCTGGTAAATTAATTATTAAAGAATATCCAACAGCGTCTGCTCATAGTGGACACTTCAAAGCATTATTAAATGAACTTGCATTAAAGAAAAGTTTTAAACCAGATGTATTGTTTATAGATTATTTAAATATATGTGCTTCAAGTAGATTTAAAGGTGGTAATATATCATCTTATTTCTATATCAAAGCAATCGCAGAAGAATTAAGAGGTCTTGCTGTTGAGTTTAAATTACCTATATTTACAGCAACACAAACAACAAGGTCTGGTTTCGTATCAACAGACATAGGTTTAGAAGATACTTCAGAAAGTTTTGGTCTACCTGCTACTGCTGACTTTATGTTTGCTTTAATGTCTAGTGAAGAACTAGACGCATTAAATCAGATGAAGGTTAAGCAATTAAAGAATAGATATAGCGACCCAGCAATCAATCGTAGTTTTATTATCGGCGTTGATAGAAGTAAGATGAGATTGTATGATGTAGAACAAAAAGCACAAAACATAGTAGACGCCAACCAGGAGAAAAAAGTTGAAGTGGATCCGTACGATAAATTTTCTGACTTCAAAGTTTAATATGCCTAGACGAAACAACAAACCTCTTAAACAAGTACAATCCAGACCTTTAGAAAAAGGTGAAAAACTACATTATATTAAAAGTATGGTGAAGAAAAAAGGAAAAATATATTGGAGAGTAACCGAGAAACCAACCAATGTTATTGTAAAAGATTTCTTTTTTGAACAAGACGCTAGGGCGTTAGTTAGATTTCAAAATAAACATAGAGTATGGGAACCTAATGGAGGTATTCCACACTTTCTTTGTGATGTTCAATAAGTCTTAAAGGGCACCATATAAATATTGTTAGGAGAGACAATAAATGGCAGATAAGACAGCAAAATTTGAAAGTGCCCAAGCATTATTCTGTGCTATCGCAGATGGCGTTGGTAAAGCAAATATAGATAAGGTATTAAATTTAAAAGAATACGAAACTTATCCAGAGTTTAAAAAAGCTCACGGCAAAAAAATCAAAGACGCCCAAAATCATATTGACACAACTGCTGACATTAAAGAAATTGAAGAGTTTATAACCACAACAAACTCTTGGTATATTTCTAGTGTTAAGATTGCAAGTCATTTAATAAAGTTTCTTTCATCTAAAGTAGATAATGACTTCTCTCCTATATCAGCAAAAGGATATTTAACAGGTAAAAAAGCTATTAACTATGTTCGTGGCGATAAAGATGTAATGTTAAATTTAGAAGAATGCTGGAAACTTGCAAATACTAATACTGATTATCTTACTAAAACTAACCAAGTAGCTTTCGGTGATATTAATAAATGGTCACCTGCTGATATTTACTATGCAAGTGGTAAAGCTAAAGCGGAAATTAAAACTCATCTTAATTTTGCTAAGAGTACTAAAGGAAAAAAATCATATAACTTTGGTGACTTAAATGCTATAGTAAATGGTCTATTAGATGATGGTGAATTATTACCTTTATCTTTAAAGAAATCGGAAGGTAATACAGAAGTTAAAATTGAAACCGTAAATTTTGACCCGAAGGTTAAAGAAAAACTTGTAGATGGAGTAGGTAAAAAAGGAAAGAAAATTGAAGGTGGTCTTTGGTACTCCAAACATAGTGTATATAAAAAATGGAAAACTCCTTGGCATATAAAAAGGATGTCTGAATCACCATTTGAACCATTAGAAACTTCATCAATCACTCATAAAAATAATACACCTACTAGAGATATGAGAATATATGTAGCTAACAATCAAGGTAGGTCAGGTGAAATAGGCAATATTCAAATAAGACACGAAGCGTCTAGTAATGGTTTCAAAGTTGATTTTCATTATAAAGGTGCTGGTGCAAGAGGTGGTTCACTTGTTTCTCATACAACTTTTTCAGATATGTTAGAACTAGTTGCTCCAGGTGTTGGTGCTAAATTTAAATCTGACTATGAAAAAGGTAGAGAAGAATTTAATAGACAGATGAAAACTAATTATACTAATCCAGTTATACCTAAAGGTTATAAACACAAAGGAAAAGGTCTTAACAAATACAAAGATGACAATAGAAAAGATTGGAAGAGAACAGGATATAAAATGGCCAATAAAAAAACTAAACCTACTTTGTTTCCAAATGGAGATAGAAGTGGTCAACCAGGTCCTTTTACAGATATGAGAGGAGAAGTATCTGCTATCTTTTTATTAAATAAGTGTTTTCCTGATTTAGAAAAATGGATATCTGCTAATGGTAAAAAAGTTGAAAGAGGTACTACATCAAGTCCAGTAGATAAATTCATTAGAATACTCTTTAAATATGTTACCTCTAGGTCTGAATCTTCTTCTAAATTCGTAATTGCGAAGTAGTATAAATATAAGAGACGAAGTGAGTAGTATATAGATGGATAGTTTATTTGTGTATGGAAAAAATGAAGGAAGAAAATGTTTAGTTTTAAAGGATATTCTAGCTCTGGAACAAATACACACCTAGAGCATTTAGAAGATAGTATAATAAATGACGGTGCCAAAGGTGGCAGAAACGCTGTAGCGTTTTTAAAATCTTTGCGAAAAATGTTATCTGCTAGTACCAGCAAAAGAGTTAATGTAACCGTTAAGTGGGATGGTGCACCTGCTATTATATGTGGAATCAATCCTGAAAATGGCAAATTCTTTGTCGGCACCAAATCTGTATTCAATAAAACTCCTAAAATAAATTACACTTCAGCAGACATAGCAAGAAATCATCCAGGTGGTGTTGGTTCTAAATTACAAGTTGCTTTAAGAGAACTAAAGAAACTTGGTATTAGAGGAATACTACAAGGCGATTGCTTGTTCACTTCAGAAGATAAAAAACTTGCAAGTATAGATGGAGATACAATGATTACTTTTACTCCTAATACAATTACATATGCAATGCCTATTGATAGTCCTGTAGGAAAACAGATTGCAAGAGCAAGAATGGGAATAGTTTTTCATACATCTTATAGTGGTAAAGATATGAAAAGTTTAAGTGCGTCTTATGGATATGTAAGAGGTGTTAGAAGTGGGTCAGTATGGATTCCATCGGCACAATATAAAGACGCTAGTGGTAGTGCTAGTTTTAGTAAAGGTGAAATTGCTAGATTTAATGCAATGTTAAGAATGGCAGAAGGTAGTTTAGGAAAAGCTGCTCCATTATTAAATGAGTTTGATAGTAGAGACCCAATATCAGTAGGGTTTAGATTAAAAAGTTATTTCAATTCTATCATAAGGGATAGTAGAGGTACAATAGGTAGTGTTAAAATACTACAACAAAATTTTAGAAGTTATTACGAAAACTTTATAGACGCAGAAATAGATAGTAGAAAAACTGAAAAAGGTAAAGCAAAATTTAAAGACGCAAAAGAAATAAACTTAAAGTTTATTGATAGAAATAATAGAGCATTATATATGGCAATAGCAAGTTATATAACTCTACAGAATTGTAAGAATATATTATTACAGAAGTTAGCACAGATACAAAGTGTTGGACATTTTATTAGAACGAATAATGGTTATAAGGTTACGGCACCAGAAGGATTTGTTGCTACTGATAGAATAGGTAATGTAGTTAAGTTAGTAGATAGATTAGAGTTTAGTAGAGCAAACTTTACTATCGCTAAAGATTGGGTAAAAGGATAATGAAAACATACGAAGAAAAATCAGCAGAAGTAAAAAAGACATTAAATAAACCTTTCAGATTGCCTTCAGGCAATTCAAAAAAGTTTGGTGTTTATGTTAAGAACGGATCAGGTAAAGTAGTTAAGGTAACTTTTGGCGATCCTAATATGGAAATTAAAAGAGATAGCGAAGACAGAAGAGCGTCATTTAGAGCAAGACATAATTGTGATAATCCAGGACCTAAATGGAAAGCAAGATACTGGAGTTGTTATCAATGGAGAGCAAGTAGTAAGGTTAAAAGTTAATGAAGTGTAAAAATTGTCACCACGATTGTCATTGCAACGAAGAACTACACGCAGATGAATATGGCGTGTGTGTATGTGATGATTGTAGTTGTGGGAAACGACCTTTTAACGAAGATGAGTTTAATGGAGAATAAATGAAAACATTTAGAAATTTTTACGAACAACAATTACTTGAAGACAAACAAACAAGAATTATTATTATGGGTGGACCTGGAAGTGGTAAGTCAACCTATTCAGAATATTTGATTAGACGATATGGAATAAAACATATTTATCCAGGTGGTCTATTAAGAAAAGAGATAGATAAAGGTGGTGCAGAAGCAGAAAAAATTAAAAACTTATTAGATAAAGGACAATTTGCACCAAACGAAATAGTTTTAAAACTTATTAAGGAAGCATTATTAGAACCTGACGCTAAAAAAGGTTATATTATGGATGGCTATCCTAGATATATGCAACAAGTTAGAGATATGGAACGAGAAGGAATTGGTTATGATGTAGTTGTATTCCTAGATGTTTCAAAAGAAGAAGTGATTAGAAGATTATCAAAGAGAGGAAGAAAAGATGATACACCAAAGATTATATCAGATAGGATTGCTCTCTATAAAAAAGAAACTGGTCCAGCGATAGACCACTTTAGAAAGAAACCTGGTTTTATTTCTATTAAAGCAGAAGGAAAAGAAGCAGGAGATATAGCTAAAGATATAATGAAAGAGATTGATGGAAAAATATAAACCATTACCAGATGGATTAAGAATACAAGATAGCAAAATACACGAACAAGGTTTATTTGCTACAAAAAAGTTTGACAAGATGGATGATTTAGGTATAAGTCATATCAAAATTGGAAGAGAATTGTATAGAACTCCATTAGGAGGTTTTATTAATCATAGTGATAAACCAAATTGTCAAAAGATTGAAGTAGATAATAAATGGTATCTACAAACATTAAGAGATATTAAAAAGGGAGAAGAGTTAACATTAAAGTACACTTTTTATAAAGTATGAAACAATTTAAACAAGTAATACAAGAAGGTGTTTATGACCCAGGTATATTCAAGGCATTTTTCCTTGCAGGTGGACCTGGTTCAGGTAAGACTTATGTTACCAATAGAGCAACTGGTGGTATGGGTTTGAAGTTAGTTAATTCAGATACAAGATTTGAAAGATATTTAACAAAGGCAGGATTAAGTTTAAAAATGCCTGATAAAGAAGCTGCTTTAAGAGATCCATTAAGAGCAAGAGCAAAACAAATTACAGGTGACGCAATGGATATCTATATTAGAGGTAGACTAGGTTTAGTTATAGACGCAACAGGAAGAGATTATAATATTATCAGTAAACAAAAATCATTATTACAAATGTTAGGTTATGATTGTTATATGATATTTGTAAATACAAGTTTAGAAGTTGCGTTAGAAAGAAATAGAACTAGAACTAGAAGAGTGCCAGAAGATATTACTAGAAAGAGTTGGCAAACCGTACAAAATAATATTGGAAAATTTCAAACTACTTTTGGTAGAAGTAATTTTATTATAGTAGATAATAATAATGCAAGTGAAAATATATTACATAAATTATGGACTAGAGTTAGAGGATTAGTAAGAGCACCTGTTAAAAGTGGGATAGCTAAAAGATGGATGCAACAACAATTGGCAATTAGAACTCATATTAAAAAATGGGAAAAAGAAAAATCAAAAGCGTGGTACAAAAAAATTGATCCAATAGCCAAAGGATATAGATAAAAATGATTTTTAGATTTAAAAATTTTATAAAAGAAAGTATCATAGATATACCAAGACGAACATATGCTCCTGGTGTATTTGATGACGCTGATACAAAGAATCCAAAACTTAAACCAAGTGTTGTTAAACAAATAGAAGACCAAATAAAAGTTTTTGCAAAAGAATATCCTGTAATTAAAATAGGATTAATTGGTTCTATCTTAACAAAGAGATACCGTGATGACGCAGACTTGGACATCAATGTATTGTTTGATATACCTGAAGATAAAGATAGACCAGCAGAAAGAGAAAGATTAGTTATGAAGTTTATATCTTCATCTAATCCAAAAAATGTACAAGGTAAATTAATACCAGGTACGAAGCATCCGATTAACTATTTTATGATAGCGGATCCAAAAATATATGATGACCAACAAGAAAAGGCAGACGCAAGTTTTGATATAAGAAAAAATAAATTTATAAAGAGACCAGCAGATTTTGTTTTCAATGTAAATGATTATATCAAAGACTTCAATAGAAAAGTACAAGAATTAGATGTAGTCAAAGGAGAATTAAAAAGAGATATAATTGACTATGACGAATTAAAAGAATTAGGTCCTAACGATATAGAAAACTTACAAAGTAAAATAGAAAAGAAACTTAAAGAGATAGAAGATAGTATAAAGGACATAATAAAAATAGGCGATGATGTTGACGCAGATAGAAGAGCAGCGTTTGATAAAGATATGTCGCCAGATGAAATTAGAAAGTATGGTATTAAAAATAGATTACCTAAAAATGTAATCTATAAGATGTTAGAAAAATATCACTACTTAAAATTTTATAAGAAATGTAAAAAGATTTTAGATGACGGCAAGGTTACAGACGCCGAAATTGATAGTCTTAAAGAAGCAGTAGGTTCACCTAAAAAACATATAGCATTTACATTTGGTAGATTTAATCCACCTACAATAGGACACGAAAAACTTATTAATAAAGTGGCAAGTGTTAGTGCTAATGATTACTTAATCATACCTACTAAAACAACAGACGCAAAGAAAAACCCATTAAAGATTACTGACAAGTTGAGAATAATGAAACAGATGTTTCCTAGACACTCATCAAAGATAAAACAAATCCCAGGTGCTAGAACAGCAATGGAAGTTTTAAATAATCTAAATGGAAAAGCAAATCAAATAACTATGGTCGTAGGAAGTGACCGAGTAAGAGAATTTGATACTCTTCTAAACAAATATAACGGAGTAAAAGCAAGAGGAACTAATTACAAGTTTGATAAAATTAATGTAGTAAGTGCTGGTGAAAGAGATCCAGACGCTGAAGGAGCTATGGGAATGTCAGCAAGTAAAATGCGAGACGCCGCTAGCAAAAACGATTTACAAAGTTTTAAAAGAGGTCTACCTGTATCATATAGAGATAAAGATGGACTATTTAAATTAGTAAGAAAAGGAATGAACCTAGAAAATACAACAGGTGCAGGACTTGGAACATATGCTCCAAGTGCTGATATTAATCCTACAGCAAAGAAAAAAGTAATCGTAGAAAGATTTACTCAATGGCAAATTAGAGACTTGTATATCCGTGAACAATTATTTAACAAAAATGATATTGTAAATGATACCATACAAGAGGTAACAGGTAAAGTAATCCGTAGAAGTACAAACTATATTGTACTAGAAGATAAAGAATCTAACTTACACAAATGTTGGATATGGAATTGTCTACCAGTTAGTAATGTAGATGAAGTTAAACTACACGAACACAACCTAGATGTTGATTATGGTTTTGAAGCAGTATCGGAAACGGAAGTCAAAATGAATAAACAGAAGACATATGAAGATATAAAAAAACGAGAAGAATCGTATGAAATAGGCAAAGATTACGCTAATCATACTAAAGAAATTACACCTGGAGAGACGCCAAGTGAAAAACCAGTAGATAGTAAGACGAGAGCAGAACAATCAGCAGAAAAAATAGACAAAGAAGACATAAAGAATTGGGCTGCTTCAAGTGAGACTATTGATAAATATAAGACAAGATACGGAGAAGATTGGGAGAAAGAACTAGAAGAAGCAACGAATAAGATGGAAGAACGATTAAAGGTTCAATCTTTCAAACAATTTAATAATTCGCAAGGGGATTAAATAATATGACAAGATATACAAAGTCAATGCGAGAGGCAATGGAAGAAGTCTGGGCTAATGATATAACATTGGACGAAGGCAAGATGAAAACCATCGCTACTATGTTCGCTGACGGCAAATCAGCAGAAGATATAGCAAAGAGAATGAAACTACCTCTCTCAACGGTTAAAACTATACTTGGAGAAGAAGACATACAAGAAGCAATGTTGTGGGAATTTTCAGATGGACAAATTGCTAAACTTAAACAAGATTACGCTAGTTTAAAAGGTGCTAAGATTTCACTTGCGAGAGCAAACCAATTAAGAAATATCTTTGACAAGATAACAAATTCACAACTACCAAAATTATACAAAGCAGATATTCCATTCCTTTCTACTATGGCATTAAGTCGTATGATTAAGAAAGGTATACAAGTACCTAAAGGAGTTAGATTATCTTCCTTCAAAGAACAAACTTGGGAACAATTAACAGAATCAACTAAAGAAAAAAATGCTAACGCTGCTGTACAAGTAGAAGAAGGTAAAGGAACTATTAGAGGTTTCGCTAATAAAAAAGAAAAAGATAATATGGTTTCTTTGGCGAAACAACACGGATTAAAAGTAAAAGATATTCCAGATGGTATTGAACTATCAGGTAATATGAAAAAGATTTTAGATATGCAATTGGCAACTAGGTCTCATTTAAAAACTGAAAACAAAGAGTGGTTGTTTGTAGAGTATGCTGAGTACATAGAATATATGGCAAAGAATTCTAGTCAAGCAAAAGCTATTGCTAATATGTTTAAAGGTAAAACTGGTGGTGGAGAAGCTAACGCAGATGGTTCAGAAGTTAGAATTGATAGTGCGAAAGATGTAGAAAGTATCCACAAACAAGTTGTTGCTAAGTATGGCGATGATGTAAGAGTACTAACAAAAGAACAGGACGATAGTGCTTGGAACATTGCAGGAGTAGAAACTTCAGGCGAAAGAACTCCAATAGAAGAAAAAATCCAACCATATATGATTTCATATAGTCAGTATGGAAAACATTATGGATTTGAAGGTGGAGATAGTTTATCAGATATTCAAAACAAAGCACAGAAGTTAAGAAAAAAAGGTTTCACTATAGATAAAATGGGAAGATACAATCCACCTTTGGATGCTAAATTAAGAACAGGTAAAACTGGTGTAGTTGAGGAGAAAGAAGAACCTAAAAAATCTATTGAAGCTATGAAAGATAAAACATCAACAGAAACTAAAGAAAAAGATGTTGATAAAATTAAACTTGCAAAAGAAAAAGATACAGACACTTTAGAAAAACAATTAATCGCTGCTCAAGGTCAAATTAATCAGTTAAGAACAAAATTAGAAAACGAAAAGAACAAAGCAGTTAAACCAATGCCTAACAAAGAGACAGGTGAAGTACCTTTAACGGTTGGTTTAGCACATAAACTTTTAAAAGATAAAGCAGATAAAGAAAAAGACGAAGTTAAAGAAAGCGTACAAGTTTATAGAGTTTCACACCCTAGTAAAAAGACTTGGGAAGTTGAAGGCAAAAATGAAAAAGAAGCAATACGAAGATACAAAGATGAAGTTGGATTAAAATCTGACGCAGGTATTAAAACACTTTTAATAAAAGATGTTGGAGAAGAAAAGAAAGACCCTTGTTGGAAAGATTATGAAATGGTAGGTACGAAAATGAAAGATGGTAAAGAAGTACCAAATTGTGTGCCTAAAAACGAAGCGTTTTCTGTACAGATAACTAAAATGGATGGTGGTAAATTTATACACGGTACATATAAAACTAAAGCAGAAGCAGAAAAATTTATTAAGTGGTATAAAACTGGTGATTTAAGAAAGACTAAAAAAATAGCAATTGTTAAAGAAACATTTAAATCTTTAAGAAACAAATTACAAGAAGCAACACCTGACCCTATAAAATATGGTCCTGATAAAGTTGCAAAGGCAATGAAAATTGCTGTAAAAAGTGATGGTAATTATAGTGGTGCAGTAAGAGAAATAGAAAAGATTGCTAGAGATTTATCTAAAGTATCTACTATTGCAAAAGCATTAAAAACTGCCAACGAAGATGTAAAAGAAGGTGGACCAGGTTCTGGACCACGAGAAGGAGATACAAGAGGCACATATAAAACAGGTCATAAAAAAACTTATATGAAACCTGGCGCTGGTGCTAGACCAGGTAGTGCAAAAGACGGTGGTCAAACTGACAAAGAAGCAGATGATTATGATACAGAAATAGGTGAAGCGTGTTGGGACGGATATACAAAGGTTGGTATGAAAAACAAAGGTGGAAAACAAGTACCTAATTGTGTGCCAGATAAAGATAATAAGATTCCAAAAGAAAAGAAACAAGAAGAAAAAGAACTTGATGAAAGAGGTGGTGCTAATACATCTACAAGACAAGGTAGTTTTGCTAAAAGTAGAAAACCAAAATATAGATTTGGATATAGAGTTGCAGAAAAAGAACCTGAAGGTGGTAAAAAATTAAAAGAAATTAGAATTAGACCTAAAAGAGCAGTTGAATCTGACTTAACAAAATCGCAAGTTAAAAAAGTACATAAGAAAGCTGATGAACTACCAAAGAAATCTTTTAGAGACCAGTATGGTAAGAAGAAAGGTGATAGTGTAAGATATGCTGTTGCAACTAATCAAACTAAAAAGAAACTTGGTATAGAAAATAAAAATCATCCTGCTAAAAAGAAATGGGAAACTTTAGTTGCTAAAAAAGCAAAGAAAGAAAGTGATAATAATACAGATATATTACCGAAGTCCCAGGAACCTACCCAAAAGACTGACCCTATGAATATACAAACAAAAGAACCTGAAAAGAAAAAAACTGATAACGGTACAAAATCTGACAAGATTGATGTAAATCCAAGAATAGATTATCACGCATAGTTTTTTTGCTTGACTTTAAGTGGGGAAAGTGTTATAATAAAAGAAAAACTATGAAATATAAAGAACTCCGACAGGATGTAATCCATCAAAGAAACAAACTAGAGAATATCCACGAGTATAGAAGGGATGGTTTAAGAGATAAACTACCTAGAATATATTGTGATATGGATGGAGTAGTATGTAATTTTGAAAAAGCTGCTGAAAAAGCAGTAGGTATGCCTATGTCTCAATGGGCAAAAGAACCTGGAAAGAAATTCAAATCAATAAGAGATAAGTGGAAACCAATAATGCAGACTAAAAACTTCTGGTCGTCATTACCTTGGGCGCCAGGTGGTCAAAGACTATGGTCGTTTATAAGAAAATATGATCCACATATTTTATCTGCTTATGTAGAACAAACTACTGACCCTAATTGTATACCAGGTAAATCAAAATGGGCAAGAACAAGATTAGGTATGTCAGGCAATAAAGTTAACCTAGTAAAACGAAGAGAGAAACAAAATTTTGCTAAGGTTGGAGGTATGCCTACAATACTAATTGATGACTATATAAAGAATATATCGCAGTTTAGAGCGAGAGGTGGTATAGGTATTCATCATACAAGCACTAGTAATACAATATCTGAATTGAGAAAACTAGGTTTCAAATAATCATTATTCATAAATATAACAGATTAATCAAGTTTAATTAATTAAATTTAATAAGGAGACTATTATGGGACTATGGGGAGCAGACACAAATGACGAGAGCAAACCTAAAAACCTAACCACGGAGCAGAAGAAAGAAGTTTTTGCTAATAATATGGGTTGGGTGCAAGAGGCAGGCACAAAAGCGTCAGGAAACGATAACGCAAACGCAACTCCAGAAGTATTAGTCGCTATTGGTGATTTAGCAACACAATTAGGACAAGCAACTATTGACGCTGTGAACTTTGCAACTGGTCAAACAATTTCAGGTGCAGGTGGATCAACTATTACGGTAGAGGTTCACTTTAATGAACAGGTTACAATTGCAGGTGGTTCGCCTCTAATGTATGTTTCTAATAACCAAGCAGGTAGTGGAGGAGCTTCCTCAATTACTTTAACGATGGACGGTGGTGCTGGAACTAGAGATACACTTTCTTTTTCAGGAACCGCTTCAAACGCTAATGTTAATGCAAATGATGTAATATCAATTGCTGCTCAAACCGTTGACTTAAACGGTGCAACAATAGTGGATGCTATCGGTGGCGGAAACGCAGTAAGAACTATCTCAGCAAATGTTGGATCAGCTGCTGGAACTATTACGGTTGGAAGTTAATAGATAACTAACAAAATCTAGTAATAATATTAAAGGGGACCTTATGGTCCCCTTTTTTATTTGTATAAATAGTATAGATGGTCCGTATATGATGTACGGAGTAGTTTACCGTTAAATCGGAATTATAGGAGAAAAAAATGGCAGACAAAAAAATCACCGCCCTGGATGACCTGGGCACAGCGTTAGCAGATGTGGATTTGTTTCACATTGTTGACGATCCTTCAAACACACCAATAAATAAAAAGGTAACAGCAAAAAATGTTTTCAATAACATACCTAGTTTTATAGGACTAGGCCAAGCTAGTGAAGCATTAACTTCATCTAGTACAGCGGCTAATGTTACCTCAGCAATATCAGAAGTAGACCAAAGTGGTGGTGCAACAGCATTAACACTAGCAGATGGTTCTGATGGACAAATTAAAACATTAATAACTATTGGTACTGGAGCAAACAATTGCGTAATCACACCAACTAATTTAAGAGGACACTCAACTATTACTCTTAATGCAGAAGGAGAATCGGTTACATTATTATTCAAAAATAGTAAATGGAATATAATCGCTGGTCACGGATACGCAGTAGCATAATTAATATTATTATAGGAGTTTATAATGGCAATATCATTAGCAATAATTGAGAAAGAATTTAATCAATTATACAAAGAACGAGCTGCTTTAACTGAAAGTGTAAATAAATTAGAAACAGATTTAGCAAGTGCGAAATCACAACTAAATGCCTTACACGGTGCAGTACAAGTTTGTGAAAAATTTTTGCGAAAAGCAGATAGCGATTTGACTTTAAGGGAAGCTAACCAAGAACTTAAAGGAAAAGAAGATGGAGAAGATAAAAAATAACATAGATAACTCGGATAAAGAGTTAGAAGAATTTGAGGAAGATTTGGTTCAACCAAATAAGGAAGAATCAAATCAAACTATAAATGATAAAGAGGAGAAAAAATGAAAACTTTTAGAGAACACTTAAAGGAAGACAAGTCAGCAAGTGCTGTCAATGTACAAACTTCAAACGCAGTTGAAGACGGTTCTTTAGGTACGGCGAATTTAAAAGACCAAAGAGTTTTAGATAGAGTTAATGCTTTTGTTGGTAGTGTAGGAAATATGGAATACATTAAACCACAATTTGCAGTTGACAAATTAAGAGAAAATCTAATGAGAATAGGATTAGATATTAGTCCTATGAAATTAGAAGGAACTTCTGGAACGGTAACTGGTGAAGTAAAACAATTCGGTGGTACTTACGGAAAAACAACTGATACTAAACCTGAAGATGTGGTAGTAGATAATGGACCTGGTATTGATAATTTAAAATTAGAAGTAAAATACGAAACATTGTCTAACGGTTCATCAAAGGTTTACGCTAAATTAGTGTAGACAATAATGTTCAAACAGATAACCGAAGATAATTGGTTATTATATGCTCAAAAGCATTATGATAATCCAACTTTTGAAACTGAAAAAGAATTTTGGGATGATATTAAGCGATTTAAATACATCAAAAGATTGTTTCGGAAATATGAATTAACAGGTGAAGTAAAGATAAGACTTGTTATCAATCATATTGTCGTACTACAAAATGTCTTTGGAGTGGATGCCTGTATTACTTTGCTTCTGTATAAGAACGAAGCAAGATATTGGCCTTTACTGAAGTCTGTTTTTAGTTATTTAAACTATTTGTATCCGAAAGAACTTGATACTCTTACGGAAGACGAATACATTAAATTAGAATTAAGGAACTTATAATGGCAAGTAGAGCAGTAGACTTATTAATAGCATATAGAGTAATTAAATTATTGGTTACTCCGTTTAAAAACTCACCAGCTTTTAGAGCAGGTATTATAGACGATAAAGGTAAAGTGCTAAAACCGTATAGACTATTAAAAACTAGTAAAGAAAAATCATCTTATACTATGTTGCATAGATTCGTATTTAATATGAAACGAATACTAGGTAAAGTTGGTCTAGGTAGTAAGTTAGGTTCTTTTGCAGTTGCATTAGGATTACTTTTAAAAGAAGATAAAGATTTTTATAGTGAACACGGTAAGAATATAGAACGAACTTGCTATAAATATTTAAAAAGTATAGATGAATTTAACTATACTGAAACTCTTAATGAAGAATACTTTAATGAAAGAGTTTTAAAATCAGGTAAGTATGATTTGAAGTCCGACTTATTTGATGGAGATAACTTTCTTCCGAAAGGAACGATAGTACAATGCAACGAGGACACGAAACCATATACTACAGCGTTAGGTATGGACATATATAATATAAATGGACGATTAGTCCCAGGAGATTATTTAAATGCCATCAGTTAAAGAGATATTGATGAAGTACTTAAAAGATAAGAAGAACGAAGCGAAAGTTGTCGGTGGTAAATATATAGTACGGATGAAAAGACCAGGTCAAAATACCGTACAG